CGCTCGCAGTGTGACGCTCTGGGTGACCACGCCGGCGGTGGTGATCGGATCGCTGCACTCGAACACTACCGCGTTGTAGAGTGTCGTCGTGAATCGGTTGTTGCCGCTGCCGGTGAAGAGCAGCGATGCCGTGCTCGATGTGCCGGCGATCAATCCGCTATGGAACGAGTCGACGTCCCAGTGCAGTCCCAGATTGCAGGTGATCGATCGGAACCCTGAGAAGTCGGGCTCGGTGGTCTGTGCCGATCCCAGATACTGCCGACGCTCAAGCGAGTTGTCGATCGTCACGTCGAAACTGGAGATCTTCGCGAACGTGAGGCTGTTCCACGACAGCGAGCCGGCCTGTGAATGCAGGATCGGTGCGGCGCTCGCCGTGTAGCTGGGGGTTCCGCCGCTGGTACGTCCGCCCGACGTCTGACCGATCCACGATGTCCGGACGCGCATGATGTCGCCCGCCGATTGCGACAGCGTCAGTGATGAGCATTTCATGCCCTCGAACACCTCGGCCGTACCGGTACCACGTAGAAATTCCAACGTGAACGCGGGCACCGTTGCCGCCGTGCCTGTCGTGATCGCGTGGGTATACGGCCCGCTGCCCGTAGTCGCGCCCGCGCCCAGCGCAGCGAATAGGACGTTTCCGAATGCCGGCGAGTTGTAGACGGCCTCGAATTCTGCGTCACCCGCTGCCGCTTCGTCGGATAGGAAGATCTCGCTCTGGATCGCGTTGGTCGCTGACAGGTTCGGCCGAAATTGCCGCGTGAACGTGCGCTGAAGATTACACGACACCAATTCCTGCCAGCACGACCGCGCTACGGCGGTGCCGTACGGGTTGCCGCTCAACTCTTTGCCGAGGCCGAGTCCTGATCCCCTTCCCATGTATGCCAGTGCCATGATGTCTCCCTTTAATCGCTAACAGTTTGGACTTTGATCAATGCGCGCGGATTGAGTACACGCCCCTCGGACGTGGCCACGGTCAGTGATGCCGTGTAGTCGGATCCACTTGAGCCCGCTTTGACCAAACAGCGCACGAGCGCCGGGTGCTGGATCCGCGTCGTGCCCTCCTCGAACATGCCGGCCTGTGCCGATGCGACGTCTAGCACCTCGAATTTCACGTAGTCGATCTCTTCGAAAAGCACCGATCCATGCTGCGCTCGGGCGAACCGTTGCAGTGCTCGCGACATGTCGAACCACACGTAGATCGTCTCGCCCGCTTGTTTGACGACGATGTGCCGTGGCTTGGTCGCGCCTCGCCGCTCTGGGCGCCAGACCACCACGTTGTCGGCCGGGATCTGGCCCTGCATCAGCATGTAGGCCGTCTTCGCGCTCGACAGTGTCACCGATGTGGACACGTCTGACGGCGTCCCCGTGTGGTCGAAATACAGCCACCCGTTCGCCATGATATCCGTCGTGGAGAAGGGCATGTTGTCGATCTCAAGCACGCCCGTCCGGTTCGCTTTGCTCCACGAGTCGCGCTCGAATGTGATCGCGGTGATCCCATCCGCGCCCGTCACCCGGAGATCGTACCCGTCCGTCCGGACGTTGTCCCAGAACACGTCCGACAGTTGGGTGAGGTTCAGGGATACGTCATTGGGTGACGATCCGCTGAGGAAGTCCACGCAGAACGCAACCCGGCGCCGCCATCGGGTGCTGCTCGTGTCTGGTTTGATCCACATGTCAGATCCCCGTGGTGACTCTGAGGTAGCATTCTACTTCAAGGACGGCGATCGGATAGTGCGCGCCCGTCTCGACCTCGGATGCGACGAATGACCGACCGCTTGCGATCACCTCGTAGACGCGCCCGCCCAGAGTCCGATCCGACTCGATGGCGCGAAGTAGATCGTCGAGCATGTTGACCGCGGCCTCCTCACGAGCCGTATCGGTGTCGGCACCGGTCAGCCCCCACCCGACGATCGTGTACATGCAATCGCGCCGGTAGCTCCCCAGAACGACATCGTGTCCAGACCGGACCTCGTCCAGCACGATCGTCGCATATGGTGGGCCGATGGGCGGGCTGGCCGTTCGCACCCGTCCCACCTTGCCCGTACCACTCAGATCGTGAGTGTAGACGCCGGATCCGTTCACGCCTTGGATCTGGCTGATCAGTGCGTCGTGGATGTTGTTGAGAACAGCCATCAGGTCGATCCGCCCTGGAGCGATATGCGGAACAGATCGCGTAGATCAGGCTCCATTTTGCCGATCGCCGTCTCCATCGCCCGGCGCATAAAATACGTCGGCTTGATCTTCACGCTCTTGACGAGGGCGTACCAGGCCCGCGGGGCTCCGCCTCCGATGGTGTCACCGTATCGGCCGAGGTACAGCCGTCCGCTCTCGCTTCGGAACGGGAAGAAGTCCCCGACGGTGCGAAGTGGCACACCTGAGAATCGATCAACACCCGCGGCAGTCTTGGCGGGGTCCAGTGGGATCCGTAGAAAGTCAGACGCCGTCGGCTTGATCGTCGCGCCGAATTCTTGGGTGCCGGCATAGGTTACGATCCCTCGTGAGCCAGGGCCGCCCGCCTGTAGCACCACAGCGGGCGATCCGCCGATGGTCTGCACGTGACCCCGGATTGACGATGCGAGGCGCCCTGTGCGCGCTCTTGGCCGCCTCGTGGCGTTCGATTTGGCCGCCGCCTCTGCCCGAAGTGCCGTCGTGGAAAGCGCCACCGTGAGGCGCCGGCTGAACTCTGTCTCACCGATCCGCTTGATGTGCGCCGCGAATTCGTCCAGCGTGATCGTGCTAGCCATCGCCGTCACCAATCAGGATCGAGTGGATCATCACGATGGCCATCAGGATCGCGGCCAGCATCGCTACTACCTCGCACAGCATCACGACAACCAGTGCGACGGCATCCGGTATGGCCGCAGCAGTTGCCGGACTGCATCTGGGATCGGTGGCAGATCGAAGTCGCTCGACACGCCACCGGCAGACGCCCGACGTCGTCCGGCACCGCCCTTCCGGCGCTCATACAGCAGAGCCGCATATTCGAGGATCGCGACGGTCAGCGCGCTGTCTGGATTGGCGCCAGCGAACCCGGCAGTCAAGATCACCCTGATCGCCCGAAACGACTTGGACCAGGCGTGCGTGGCGTCCGGATTGAGCCAGATCTGCCCGAGCTCGCCGACGATCGTGTACTGACTCGAGGCGACTAACTCGGACGATCCGTAGGCCCACAGCGCGTCATCGTGGACCGATGCTACCGCCGTGATCGGCTTGACCGGTAGCTGGAGCACCCGCTCGTTCACGGTCATCGGGGCGTCAAGGTACAGCGTATAGGCGGCCGAATTGATGACAGCGGCGCCGCCCACCGTGGCAGGTGGGAATCCGAGGTAGTCGGCTATCGATGACTCAGCACGCGTGATTAGCGTGGTCAGATCAGCGTCTGCGCCGCTGTCGAGGCCCGGCAGGTATGGATAGAGCGCGGCGGCTGATGTGAGCGGCATCGGTCACTCCCCATCGGCAGACATGACCGGGTTTGGTGGTGCCCTCATCGCGCGCGTCCGTCTGGGTCTGACCTCGGCGAACGCGTCCGGATACGCCTGCATCCAGACCCGCGCCACAGCTTCGGAGACATCGACCGTGTCACCAGAACAGAGACAGCCATACCCGGCGATCGTCAGGTCGCTGTCGTCTGGTCCATGTCCGCTGAATTTCAGTTTCATTGCGTCTCGTATTTCCGCTTGGTCGACTTCTTGAACCCGAACCGCGAGCGCCCGCTGAGGTGGGCAAACGCCTCGCTCTTCGAGCCTAACTGATCGATCAGGCGCTTCGCCTCTGCCGACGCGTCGAACCCAGGGCTGTCTACCAGCATGCGGATCTCGCCGGGTGACCAGTTCTGGAGTTGGTCCGGAATCCCCGAGTATTGACCATCGCCCCGGCTGACGGTGCCGTCAGCGCCAGGCGAGGGCCAGCCCTGGAATTCCAGATATACCGCCACTAGCTTACCGGTTCGAGAATCAGAGTGATCCGCGCTTGGGTAGCCACACCAGAGCCGGCTTGCGTCTGTAGGAAGATGATCGTCTGGTTGCCATCGTATTCGAGCGTGGCCCCGGTACCGACAGCCGCCTTCGCGACATCGACCGAGAACCCATCAGGGGCGAATCCGTAGGTGGTTTTGGCGGCCAAGGCTACGTCAGAGTCGTCAGCGTCAAGCGACCACTCCCACGCCACAGCCACCTCATCCGACTGCAGAACTTGAAATTTCTTCCAGTTCGCCGAGTGCCGAGCCGCAGCGAGGAAAGAGGTAAGGATGACGCCGACGAGGCGAACCTTCCGACCCACCGCGATGCACCGTTTGTCGTCGGTCGTGGCGCCGTCGGCGGTGTCCACAGTTTGATAAATGTATCCCATGATGATCTCCGAAGATCAGAGGTTGATCGCGAGCGAAACGTTCTTCGTTGCGGCGGCGTCGGGGCTGTCCATGACCTCACGGATCGTGGCCACGAATGCTACGGTTCCGCTGACAATTTCCTTGTCGACTTCCACGGTGGCGCCGCGCTTGGTGTACCGCTGCCAGCCGTCGAGATCAACGAGCATGGACGAGGTGAGCGCACCGCTGCCGGTGAACAAGCCACTAGCTGCGAGATCGGCAGACATGAACCGCGAGACGATCAGGGGTACGCCCATGAACGAGGCGAGTTGCCCCGACAGGATCGTCGCGTTCGGGCCGTAGTTGTCGACAGTCAGGACCTCTGAGATCTTGAGGAAGTCGGTGACGAGAGCCTCGGGACTGACGACGCCGATCAGGTTGCCCGTGCCGCGCTCGCCGAGAACGCCCATCATCGTAGCGAAATTCGCCACGTTCATGGTTCCGGAGACGTCAGTAGTGGCGCTGGAATCGAACGCTTTAGCGCGCCAACCCAAGAACAGGCGCCGATGATCGCTGTCACCGCCCAGCCCGGATGCACCCCAACGGCTACGGATATTCCAGGTTGCGATCGCGTCCTGGTGGGTGGCGTTGGAGTCACCGTTCACCATCGCGTCCTCGAAGCCATCTTCGAGGGCCGCGACGATCTCGCGACGGAGGATCTGTGCGGCGGCGACTGCGGAGTCTTCGAGGGCCGCGTCATCGCAGTACACGAGGACCGAGAGGCCAGACATCGAGATGGTCTTGTCGGCGGTCTGCGGCGTGCTGGCGGTGTATTTCCGCGGGTCGTCGGTCGTGATCTGGCCCTTCACGTACGGCCGGGCTCCGCGCGTCAGCGTCGGGCGAAGGAGCGTGTTGTTCGTCACCGCGATCGGCTGGAGCAACGCGCGCAGTCGTCGAGGCGTCTGGAATTCTTGGTAGACGGAGGGCAGGAAATCATCGGGGATCCACTCGGCGCCCACGTTGGTGGTATCCGAGAACGCCTTGGTGATGGCCGCTCGCAGCACCGGAGACGGGCACGCCTGGAGGTGACGATACAGGTTGACGTCGAGGTTCGGCGTGTTCGCCGTGCCGCCGGACATCCGCTGGGCCATTCGTGCGAGGTTCCTCGTCGTGTAGTCGCGCACGAGCGTAGCGTGCCACTCGTCAGCAGGCGCCGGATCGGTCAGCAGGCCGTGCGCCTTGCCCTGTACCGTGGTCCCGCTGGGGAGTCTGGTGGACATGGATCGCGTCGTCCAGTTGACCGGCGCCGCGGCGTCATCGACGTTCGCGTACTCGGCCAGCTTGGAGTCGCCGCCATGGGGCTCTGGCTCGACAAATGCCCTCTCTGTGAGCGCGCGGTGTGCCGCCACGAGATCTTCAACCTTCCTCTCGATCTGCTCGGTTTTGACGGCCGCCTCATCGCCACGGGCCGAGAGTTCGACCTGTCGCGTCTGGATGGCGTTGAGGGTTTCGATTGCGTCGTTGCGGTCCATATTGTCACTCCATGTCCGCCAGCCAATCGGCCAGCGCGTCTACCCCGTTTCGGGGTGCGGGTTGTTTGATTTGAGAAGCGGCATCGGCGACTGCCATCCGCAAGCGTCCATCTAGTTCGAGCGCGCGAAGTACGATGTCGATCACATCGTCTCGGCAGAGTCCGGGGATCTCTGGTTGCGTCCCACCGGCAGCGCGGAACGCATCGCCCAAACTGCGGGCGGCCAGTGCCTCGGCCTGGACCGGTACAGATGCCGTAGACAGTTCGAGCAGTTCGGCACTTTGGATAATCATCCCGCTGGCTGCGCGCCGGGGATCGTCGGGTCCAAGTTCGGATCGCTGCTGCCATTCGATCGGCCGAAACCCCACCGAGACACCACGTGCGAACCCCGCTTTGAACTGATGCTGTGCGATTCGGCCACCCTCAACACCAACGTCCCACACGATATCCATAGCCAGCGCGGGACCGCTCTGGTGGTCTGTCAGTCGGATATTCTCACCGCGACCAATGGCTATGCCCTTGTAGTCGTGTGCCGAGAGGATCACGGGATTTCGGGCAAATGGTGCGAGATCCCATCCCTGCTGGACGATGATGTCGCCATACCGATCCGGCGTGGACGTCGAGGCGATTACCGACGTGGGCGGATCGTCGCCATCTGTTGGCGCATCCCCATCTGCGATTGACTTCTCGCTGACCAGCGGACCTGAGAGGCAACGGATCACCCCACTTCTCACTGCTGCGAATAGTAGATCGCGATCCAATTCCATAGATCTATCCCGGTTGGCTCAGGAATAGCACCCTGCCGGCCATCGCGTCAACCCAGAAGCGGCGCCGGGTCTGCTACCACATTCGACAATTGACACCGGCAATTGATGTCCTCGGACGCGATCCCGAACGTCCCAGGGGAGTCCGCACGATCGCCCGAGCTGGGGATGACGAACTGCTCATCCACCGATCGCTGCTGTCCGTCCAGTTCCAGGTGGGTATCTCGAGCGTCGGGCTGTGCCTGCCACACCTTCCTCAGCTTGACGCCGGCGGCGACGGCCTGCCGGTACCCGTTCAGCGTCCCGAGATTGACGGCACGCGTTGACTCAGTGCGAGCGATCCGCAGCGTGCGAACCGGGCCGAATGCGGTACTGGTTCGGATCGCTGCGTTGATCTGACCCACAGACCACCCGCTCTCTAGGCCCTCCTCGACGATCTTCCGGATCGCGTCGGTCTGCGTACGGGTGGCATGTACCACGAGTTTCTCCAGTTCTCGCGCCACCGCAGCACGATCGGGATCGAACTCGACAACGTCAACCGGCAACGAAGCGAGCGCCGACGACATCGCCCGGCGGTACACCAAGCGCCAGGTTCGACCGATCGACTTCCGCATCTCGGACCGTTCCTCGTTCTCTGCCTCGATGTCGGAGATCACCGGAGCCCGAACCATCACGAGCCCATCACCGTTGGCGATCGCCTTGCCGGCGAACGACTCGGATACCCGCCGCTGGTATCGCGTGCTGGCTGCCGAGAGGTACGACGCGACCGCCACTTTGATCTGGCGCTCTGCCGGCCCTTGTAGCTGCTTCTCCCACCTCAGCCACCCGTCCATCGCATCGGCCGTCATCACGCGCTGACGCACCTCACAGGCGCCGCCGTTGCGCTGTTCTGACTCCATCCCGAGCGCCATGGGGAATCCGATGTCGATCGGCTCGTCAGCGACCGGCGCACCTGCCAAACCCTCGTAGGCATAGGCATCAGACGGCGCGGCACCGGCGAGCATGTGAAGATGCGCGCGCTGGACCTGGGCGGTGCGTTCGAGTTGCAGTGCGAGCACTCCCGAGAAATCGTGCCGGATATAGATCCGCTTGCCTCGGATCTCCGGATACATCGCGGCCAGCGAGACGGTGACACCTGCATCGATGAGGCGCGCGTCGTGCTGGATGCCTCGCCAGTAGACGGCGTCCTGCTGTCGCGCCGTTGCATAGTTGGCTGTCTCGCGACCGAGGATCACCGGCGGCGTCTGGGTCGCTGCCATGATCGAGGCGATGATCTCGGAATTCAAGGCTTGGTATTCCATGTCACGCGGCGAGAGGTTCAAGAAGTCGGCTTTGACCGCGCCCGACATCACGAGCGGTCCACCCTTGGCGCTCATCGTCGCCCAGGCTGCGAGCACCTCCTTTCGCGCGTCCGGTCCCCACATGTCGCCATCGTCAGCCGGGGATAGGACGACGTCGGGCCGACCCTGACCGGCCAGCTTCATCTGGTGCCTTCTAGCTGCCATGTGGGTATTGAGCTCGTCGTTCAATGGCCGGATCACGCCCTGCCCGTACAGGCCAGCCGGTCCCGACTCCCACGATGGCGAGCGGATGTGCATCACGACGTCTGGCGCATACTTCCGCCCGGCGTCCCCCATGCTGACTTCGTACGCTGCGATCGCTCGACCGTAGCGCTGGGGCACGATCCGCACCGTCTCGGGATGCCACCGGATCAGCGAGATCGGTGGTGCGTTCTCGGTTCCGACCTTGCCCGCGTAGAAGTTGCCCGTCAGTTGCAGGTCGACCATCAACTGGCGCCTGAACTCCTCGCCGGTTGTGTCCAGGTTCGGCTGGTCCAGCAGGGTGTACAGCGGGTGGTCGGTCAGCACTTCGGCATCCGGATCGCGCTCGGGATGGCCGACGTAAATCCGGATCGGTAGTCCCGACATGTCCGCCGCTCGACGCTGGACCGTGGCGTATACGTAGCTGAACCGCGAGAACGCTGACATGCTGGCAAGCGCCGAGTACCCCGGCTGCCGCGCATAGTCGCCCTCCGAACTCGCCCCATGGTCGACAGTCTCGACGTTCGACATCGCAGCGACCGCGCGCTGAACCCATCCCCACGATCCCGGCTGGTACCACGACATTGATCACCTCGTCTGTGCACATCCTACTCTGTCGGCGATGTGATGCGCCAGAATCGCGGCAACGGCCGAAGCTCAGAGGACACGAGAAACGATAGCGGGCTCAACTGTTATGCGGAAAGTAAAACAAAGTGCTGGACATGTATATTCGACTGCGGGTAGAACAGAGTAACTCCAACAGAGGAACACCCCATGAAGCGACACACGACATTCAGCGAACTGGCGCCGAACCCGACCAGCGGGCCGCTGAGCCCCGGCAACCGCGTCGAGGACATCGACGACAACAGCGGCAACCCGACGGGCTACCGCGGCGTCGTCGTATCGGATGGATGCAGCCTCTATGTGCTGCTCAACAACTTCATTCATGGATTCTCCCAGGATGTCGCAAAGAACATCATACCCATCCGCGAGAACGACGGATGGAACTGGGTCAAGACGTCATGAGTAGCGCAACCAGACTGGTCGTGGAGCCATTCATCTGGGAGGAGGGCGACACCACGTGGATCGTCGAGCAGCAGATCATGGTCCAGGAGTGCGCCGAGGGCATGACGTGGTCCGAGTGGGAGCGAGACGAGGACTTCGAGACGTTGCAGTTCGATACCGAGGCCGAGGCACTCGCCGAGATCGCACGCCTGGTAGAGCGACCTTGTGTCACGCGCTGGCCCCGGACTGGCGAGAGCGCGCCATCCGGTGGCACAGGTACCGCAAAGCGTCCATCGCGTGATCGTTCGCCTTGAGGGGCATGTCAGGCCCGTCCGTCTTCGATCGCGTGACGTGCCACACGTAGCCCTCGATCTCGCGGATGGTGTTCGCGCAGCAGTCGTGGATCAGCATCGCTGGCCGTCCTTCCGCGTTCGGCCGGATGCGCTCTGCTACCGAGTTGATGCCTGGCCTGATCGCCTTGGGTGACTTGACCGTCGAGATGTTGTGTTCTCGGGCCAGCGTCTGCCGGTCACCGCGCGCGGCGCTGTCCGCTACCCTCCAGCGCGGTTCGGGTTCGGTCCGTCCCGGGTGGAGCTGGCACGCTGGGCAGCTAGACCCGCACGGGCACCGCTCGATCTGGTTGACGTGCTCGGCGTGCTGTCGGATCGTCCAGCCCGATCGGTAGTGCTCGCGGTAGACGTGCAGCGTGTCGTCTGCCGGGTCGATCGCAGTCCATAGGATCGCCGTCGGGTTGCGCGTGCCGAAGTCCCACGCCTGATACCGCGGCCACGATACCGGGATCGGCCTCGATGGGATGACGTGCAGATCTCGCCGGAAATCCTCGTAGACGCGACCCTCCAACGTCAAGAACTCGCCGCGCGCCCGTGCTGCCCTCTCATGCGGCCCGTACTGCGCCAGGAGCGCGTCGAGGTACTCCCGGGGTATGTGCGGGTTGTCGCCGCTGTGGAGGGCATACAGGGCCGTCTGTGGCTCTGCTTGATCCAGGAACCGACGCCAGACCCAGGTGCGACCCAGTAGAGGCGTCATCGTCAGCAGCGCCCGGCCCGATCTGTCGATCAACCGCATCCGAGCTTCTTGGTAGACTGCCTCGTCGTGCTCCTCGTCGGCCCAGAACAGATCCCACGCGTCGCCCTGGAATCGACGTGCGCCGGCGTCGTTGCTCTTGAATACGATCGACCCGCCTGACGCGAAGACGACCCGGGCCTCTCCGTTGCCGTCTCGATTCATCCATCTGTGTTGTGCCGGGATGAACTCGGCGACCTTGGCACGCTGGACGCTCCGAGAGTCCGACGCGGTCAATGCAGACGCGCAGACGCGCCCCGGTCCCTCCTGGATGACGGAGACGTCGATACCATTGGCCGCGGCCCAGGCGACGACGTGCGGGTGATTCCGGCCCAGCGCGTATGCCACGGCGATCATCGCGCCGGCCGTGGTTTTGCTCGATCTGTTGCCGCCGATCAGTAGAGCAGAGGTGAGGCCCGGCGATAGCGCGCGCTGTATGGCGTCACGCTGCGACGTGCGCGGTCTGGGTCGGTGCCAGCACCTCGCCATCGCCAGCGGTGCGGCTGTGGCGAGGTGCCGCAGCGTGGCGACCGTCTGCGCGACTCGGACCAGCTCAATCGGTGATCGCTGCATCGAGCCATTGCCGCCGGATCTCAAGCGCGATCCGCTGCACCATGAACGGCGGCACACTCATACCCATGAACCACTTTTTTCGAGCCGGAGTCGATCCATCTGGCCACATCATATCCATCGGAAACGATGAACATGCACACCACTCGCCGACGTGTAATTGCCTGCGCTCACTCCAATGTAGAAAATTACGACCGTTGGCTGATAGGGTGCAGGCTGGGCGGCTACCAGATAAACGGGCAGCAGCAAAGTATGACCCATTCGGATGAACCGTCGCCAACGAGCGTCCCGGATCACACTTGCCCCATAGTGGACGGTAACATTTGGGGATTGACTCAATAGTGAACGACATACCACGAAGCCACAACGCTATGGCCTCCATGGTGATCGGCTTCTCGTTGAACTTCAGCCGGATCGGGTCCAGGCCGAGATCATCACGCCGCGCCACGAAGAACACTCGCTGCCGAGATTGTGGCACACCCATCTGGGCCGCGTTCAGGTTGAACAGTTGTACCGTATAGCCCGCAGCCTTGAACGCCTTGACGATCTCTTTGACGTATCCTCGCGCCTTGCCCTTGACGATGCCGGTGACGTTCTCTGCGATGACAATCTTGGGCCGTAGCTTGGCGGCCAGGGCGATAAACTCAAAGAACAGATCATCCAGCCGCTGATGCGCTTGGCCCTCGCTGAATTTCTTGGCCTTGCCCCAGTCCCGATCGCGTACGCCGGAAGTGGAGAACGACGTGCAAGGCGGCGACCCGTCTAGGATGTCGAGCTGATACAACTCCTCGGGTAGATCCTTGGTGAGCATCTCACGGATCGAACAGACGAACGAGTGCCTGGGCTTATGGTTCCGGTTGTAGACCTCGAACACTTTGGGATCGATCTCGTTGCACCCAATCACATCGAATCCGGCCAGCTTGTAGCCCATGGTCGAACCGCCAGCGCACGCGAAGCA